TTACCCATGTCAAGCATTTTAATTAAGCGTATAGCAGCATCGACAGAGTCTATTCTGCTAACTGGGCCACCTCGCCAATTTTGCATAAATTTGATTTGGCTTTCGGTATAAGGTGCTTTGTCATTTCTCTTAATTTCACAGAGAACGCTGTGTTTTTTGTATCCGAGCAAAATATCTGGACAACCTTGGCCGACTCTAGAAAGGTTTAAAACAGATGCCCCCAAAGCAATAAATGTATGGATTATTTGGCTTTGGTTTTCATCGACTCGTTTACGATAATTAGTCATTTAGTAATGCCTCAGTTTTCTCAACGAGCTGCTCCGGTGAATACCCCCAATATTTAGTGAATCCTTTAGCTCCAAGGCTGTGAATACTGGTATCTCCAAGTCGATGGTGATAGGCGCAAAGTCCAATTGCTGGTGCAAGGTCACGTTTTCCGCCATATCTACGCACGTGGTGAATTTCTGTTGGTGTATCGGTTGTTTCAATGCCATTTTGCCTGCACAATATGCAGCCCAATCGTGCCAATTTTGCATATTGTTCTTTTTTTGTTGCCATTAGAAAGGCTCGGTTAAATCCACAAAGTTAAATAAATGCTTGGGAACGTCATAATAAGCCTCATGTTTTGTATCATCTTTCATTTCCCACAAAGGATGCTTAAAAACCTCATCTCCAGCAATCCAATAAGCATGAGTCATATCTTGAGTTAATGCAAAAAACAATGTTTTAGGCACTTCTAGCATATGCTTTTTACGCATTGGAACATGGATAGTATCAAAAGGACAAGTTGGATTCCATTGCCTAACCTCAACTTCAGCAAAACCTACCCTAAAACCATTTTTACCCATAATAAGGTCTGTGCCGTATTTATCAGGATTATCTTTACTGTCAAAGCCCCATTTCATTTTTAACCAGGCAGACACCGCAGCTCTAGCTGGTGGGTCATATTTGTCATACAAATCTTGGTCAAACTTCTTTATCTTCACCAGCTATATCCTGTAATTTAAGGGCCATTTCGACTAAATCAGTTGCAATTTCATAGGATCTTTGCCCATTTTGTTTAAGCATGGCATCGTAATAACCCTCTAAAAGCTTTTTGGATACTAAATACGGAAGGCTAAAGTCTTTCATTTACATATTTCCTTGTCTGCGGTTTGAAGATAAAGTGCGCCAAATATCAATAATTCTAATTTCATGATTTCTGTAATTATCAATTTTTTTAAATGTTTTTAAAGCTTCAGTCCAAGCTAAAACTGCATCGTTGTATTTAAGGCTTGATATGGCTTTTGCATCCCTTTCCGCTACTGTGCCTTCAGCCAATAGAAAAGAATGAGCCTTGGCCTGTTTAATGGCTTCCTCAAGGTATTTAACCTGTCCTGCCCAGGAAGCATGGTCTTCATCGGTATTAGCAAGCTTAGTTAAAGCTTGTTCAACCCTATTTTCGTTTAATTGTTCTAAGTTCATCCCTGTCTAACCCTTTCTCTATATTGCCCTTCAGTTTCGCCTGGTTTTGGTAATATTCCCAATTCCTTGCCTTTAGCCATAACCCCCTCAAGGGTTGCATCCCATCTTTGCGCTGGTTTATCAACAGTCCGCACAGAATCGCTTTGTAGCCATTCAGCCTTAAATCCGCCCCAACCCCTCTCACAACAAATTTGAATCGCTTCTGATAGGGTTTTATGGGCTTTTAAAGCCTCTTTTGATATTCCATTGAATGCTGTCTGCGTTACAGGCAGTTTTTTGCTTTTTCTTAGTATTAAAAAATCATTCCACAATAAATCCGACAAACCATCAGGTTTGGCGATAGTGTTTTTAATATGGTTCTTGGTTAATGGTTCATGGTTCTTGGTTGGCATTGGGGGGTGTTTAGGGGGGGTATTGACCTCCCTAATAGGGGGGCTATCGCTACCCTTATGCCACCTTATTGAAGCCCCTTTGCGACCCCCATCTTTCATGGCTTGATATTTAGCTATTTCAGCATCAGCCCTTTTATTGTGCCAAGCACCATCTTCGTAAACAAAGAACTCATGTAGAAGACTTCCCACTATTTCAAAACTTGCACGAACTTTACGAGCTAGTTTAGAAGTATCGGAAAATGGGGCTTCTGTTTGATAATAAAGGTCAATCATCCGCCTATAAGCCAAATCTTCTTCATCAGTTAAATGGCTAGTGTGGCTAAGATAATCGCCTATATGAAAGGGGTAAAAATTCACCTTTAATCCTTTTTAAATAAGTCAGGTCTTAGTTGTTCTCTAGTCAATTTATGATTAGAAAGCTCCTCAATAGCCTTTAAATATTTAAAAGGTATGTTGGTTTGACCCCATAAATAAATAGTGTTGGGCTTAATTCCCAGCTTTTCGGCCAAATTTGTCAAACTGCCAAATTCAATCTTTAATAAATCCATCGGATTCATACAAATTCCTCCTTTTCAGCAATAGTATAGCAATTCTTTTAAAAAGTGTTGTAATTAGGGAATCTACCTATAAGAAAAGTGAGAAAAACCTGTTGCAAAGTGGGAATTTGATATATACTGGTCTTACTTTAACAAGTGATGAAGGGAAGTGAAATGAAAACTTTTAAATGGGTTGTAGAGTTTGAAGTAACAGAAAATTGGGTTGAAGATGGTTTTAATATTGACCAGCGCAGAGCATTCAATATGATTGAAAGTGTTTTGCCTTTTGCTAGTGGTGCTGAATTTAAAGCAAAAGTAATTTCTGCTCCTGATGCAAAACTTATTCGTAAAACACAAGGATATGCATCATGAAAACAACATTATTAGATTGGGTAGGAGTTGTAATCCTTGGAGTTGTATTGGCAGCTATTTTTGTAGGAGGTATCTAATCATGGGTATGTCTAGACACGATGCTTACTACGAGCCAGATGATTACGATGACCGCACAGATGAAATTGAAGAACGCACCTGGGAATTAATGAAAGTTGGCGGTCAATATGATTACAGAACTTCAGGTGCAATTGCCGAGGCTTTATCTGAATTAGATAGAGATACCGCTAAAGCTCTACAAGACATTATAGATATTGGTGATTTTGCAATGCTAGGTCGCAAAATAATGAGCATATCTATGGATTATATGGAGCATTTTGCTAAAGACACAGCAGAATCAGAAATTATTGATTAAGGGATGACTATGAAAACTTTTAATGAATTACGCTTAATTAACGTAAATGAGCATACAGAACGTAAAGGTAAATTTACCTACCTTTCTTGGACTTGGGCAGTAGACCAGCTTCTACAAAACGACCCAGCAGCCACCTGGACTTTTGGTGACCCTGTTTACTTCAATGAATCAGTCATGGTTTTTTGCACAGTAACCGCTATGGGCAAGTCTATGACTTGTCAGATGCCTGTCATTAATAATATGAATAAGGCAATTTCTAACCCTAATGCAATGGATGTCAATACCGCCATGATGCGATGCCTGGTTAAATGCATTAGCTTATTTGGTATAGGTCTTTACATTTACGCTGGTGAGGATTTGCCGGATGAAGAAGTGCCTGATTTGACCGCAGAAGCCGATAAATGGGTTTTAGCCATAAGTGGTACTAAGTCTATGGATGAGCTAAAAGAAATCTATGGAGCAGCCTATAAAGCCCTTAGTAAAGATAAATCAGCCGTAGACAAGTTGGCTAGTGCTAAAGACTTGCAAAAAGGCACTTTGATGGCATTGCAATCATGAACAATGAACCAGTAGCGTGGACTGTGTGTTTAGGTTGTGGACAAAAAGTTACAGGCGATTCTATTCATACTTGTTCACCACAGTTAAAGACACTAACAGATGACCCATTGGTTAATTTCAAACCTATATGGCAAGAAAAGCCTGAATTGACACTAACAGATGAGGAAATAATCAAAGTAAATGAAGATATTGGGACTTGTTGGGATGTTCCTCATAGGTTTGCAATTCAAATTGCTAGAGCAATACTAAGAAAGGCACAAGAGAAATGATTAGTAAGGCAAGTGTAGTGCTAGGGGATGGGACTTCTCATCCGATTGCTAACGGTATTGGTTG